AGAAATTGTTACATTATTCCTATAATGAGCGAAATAGTAATCAATCCATTCAGAAGGGGCACCTAATCTTTTCCAAAAATACTTTTCAATGTATTGAGACGATGTGTCTTGAGCAACATCCATTTCTATTCCATCAAGTGCACCAATGTCAAATTCGGCACCTTTAAACATTGTCATTGCTTCTCTGACTTGTTGTAAGAAATGAGTTTCCGGCATTCTGTGCCCATCCAGCACAATGCTAGGAACTTCTCCAGGAGGCATTTTTGTTTTGTTGGTCATCCCATCCCACATAACAAGGCACCTAAATAACAGTGCAAAATAAGCATTTGACTCCGCGGTTCCGGCGCATAGTCCCTGTCAGGCTTTATCTAAATTCAAAGCACCCTTAAGACTAGTCTGAGGTTTAAAAATTTGTTTCAAATGGAATCTAATTCCGGTCACATCTGTGAGTGCTAATTTTTCTCCATGCACTCTCTCTAAGTAATGCCTCGCCATCGCGTCCCTTGCAAACTCGGTTGCCATATGCTGTAATAGTTCTTCACTAAATGTAGGGTCTCCAGGTCGACCAAGTTCGACTTTGAAATCATCAAAGTACTCATCAACCATTTTTTCACAGAAGAACATGGTATCTTCATCCAGATCAACGGGAGGTCTCCCAGCGGCATATCTCTTACCCATAACCTTAAGGGTTTGCATTGGTCGCCCTTGCTGGTACCAAAGACCGGCACCTGGACCATGTGAATAAGTAGTAATTGTATCATCCTTAGGGTGACCCCTAGCATTAACTTGAACAACCATATCATCTACATGACCTGACGTTTTCGTTTTAAAAATTCCTTCCGGAATTTGGCTTCGATGTTCATTTAATGTATAAATCTCCGGAGCCGTTGCAATGGCCGGTAGAACAGTATGCAATAAAAGATATGAATCAGACGGCGGGTGAACTGCAGCATTCTCCAAAAGAATAGTATTCACTAACGGATCAATGACTTCAACCGCTTTTGTACCTGTCTCAATTGGTTTCAAAAACTCCGTCATCGTATCATAAAAGGCTTGATCAAAACCCAGGGTAGCAATAACTGTTTTCGCAGTTTCAGAAGTATCAACCATAATGAACAATTTTTCGCTATGTCTAGAAATAGCAACAATCTGCAAGCATTCAACATTA